TGCAATGACCTATATTGCAAAAGGCGACTACATCATCTACCTGGATGAGGACAACTGGATTGAACCCAACCATGTGCAAAGTTTAATCAATCGTTTGAAAGACAAACCCAATGCTTTTGGGTGTTCCCTTCGCAAGATCACAGACATGGAAGGAAACTTTATCTGCAATGATGATTGTGAGAGTCTTGGCAACTGGAAGTCGATTATCAATGACTACTTTGTAGATGTGAACTGTTTCTTTCTTCCTAAGAAACTTGCACTACAACTAACACCTTTATGGTATCGTAGGGCAAGGCATCCAGAAGATCAACCAGAAGTTGATAGGGCATTGACAACAGTCCTAAAACATAATAACATTGAGTGCTGTGTTACCGGGCAGTACACGGTCAACTATCGAGCAGGCAATCGAGTGGATTCAGTCAAACCTGAATTCTTTTTAAGAGGCAATGAACAAATGAGGAAAGTATATGATGGAAAGCTACCCTGGCAAGCCCCTGCAATACAAGTACAATGAAGAAGAACTAATCAAACAACTTCTTCAGTATATAAATTCAACCTACAGTCAACACTATGCCCAAGGTGATATTCAGACAACTGAGTTCATCATTAGTAACGGTGATGGTATTGCGTTTACCCGTGGCAATGTTATAAAATACGCACAGCGTTATGGGAAGAAGGATGGTCGTAGTCGTAAGGACATTATGAAGATTCTTCATTATGCGATGATTATGCTTTACACCCATGACCTTGAAACCCAACAGGAGAAACTAGATTATGAAAATCTCGCAAGAAACAATCAACATCCTCAAGAATTTCGCTACGATCAACTCGAATCTTCTCTTTCGGGAGGGCCAGAGTATTTCAACGATCTCGACCCCCAAATCGGTATTCGCTCGGGCATCAGTCGCGGAGACCTTTCCACGTGAAGTTGCTATCTATGATCTAAACTCTCTGCTACAACTTCTGACTTTTGGTGACAATCAAGAGGTTGAGTTTGGCGAGAAGAGCCTTAGCATCACTAACGATGTGGGCAAGTTCGAATACTTCTACTGCGAACCATCACTTATCGTTGCTGCTCCCACCAAGAACATTGAAGTAGAAGAACACTTCAAGTTCAATCTAACTACCAAGGATGTTCAAACTATCATCAAGACGGCGGGTCTACTTTCTGCTCCCACAATTTCATTGATTGCAAAGAAAGGTTGGGTTACAATGAAGATTGGTGATCGGAAGAATGAGTCGGCAAATAGTTTCAATAAGACGATTGGCGAAACTGAACTCGAGTTTGAATGCAACCTTTCCTCTGAAAACTTCAAGTTGGTTCCCGATGCCTATGAGTGCATCATTTCTAAGAAGATGTTCTGTCAGTTCAAGAATGCTGCCGGAACGATGACTTATCTGATTGCGATGGAACCTGGTTCGACAATCTAATTGGAGTCTTATATTATGCAAGTTCGTGACAATGAGTTTCTGTGGGTTGAACGCTATCGTCCTCGAAAACTGGATGATTGCATTCTTCCTGCAGAGCAGCGAGCGGTGTTTCAAGAGTCGGTTGATAAGGGGGAGATTCAGAACATGCTTCTGTGCGGTGGCGCAGGCATGGGAAAGACAACTGTTGCTCGAGCAATCTGTGAGGAGTTGGGAACTGACTACATCATCATCAATGGTTCGGAAGAATCGGGTATCGATGTTCTTAGGACCACTATCAAGCAGTTCGCCTCGACGGTTTCCTTCTCAGGAAAGACGAAAGTTGTCATTCTTGATGAGGCGGATTATCTGAATCCTAACTCTACTCAACCTGCCTTGCGTAGGTTCATGGAAGAGTTCTCTACCAACTGTCGATTCATTCTGACTTGCAACTACAAGAATCGAATCATCCCTGCATTGCATTCTCGGTGTGCAGTCATTGAGTTCAAGTATAGCAAGGAAGAAAAACCAAAGATTGCTGGTAAGTTTATGAAGCGAATTCAGTTCATTCTTGAAAGAGAGGGGATTGAGTTTGACGAGAAAGTCATCGCTTCACTTCTTCTAAAGTTCTTTCCTGACTATCGCAGGATCATCAACGAACTGCAAAGATATTCTTCAAGCGGTAAGATTGATGAAGGTATCCTCGCAAAAGTTGGAGATGTTAGCACAGCTGAACTTTCAGATGCAATGAAGGCGAAGGACTGGCAGAAGATGCGTAAGTGGGTTGTGAACAACATCGACAACGATCCACAGGTGATCTTTCGCAAGGTCTATGATGACTTCTCCAACAAGGTAGTTGAAGTTCCACAACTGGTGTTGATTCTGGCTGACTATGGCTACAAGTCAGCTTTCTGTGCAGATCAAGAGATCAATCTAGTTGCATGTCTCACAGAAATCATGGCGTCGGTTTCCTTCAAATGAGCAAGGAGAAAGAAGGCCTTCCCTCGATTTCCCCCTTTGACTTTGTAAATGCAATCAACGACACTAAGGAGGATCTGATTGTAGATGAGTGGTCAGAAAAGCAGTACAACCCGTTTATTATAAATAAAGCGTTAAGTTACGGGGCTGATACTGTGATTCAGGCCAATGAAATGAACTCACGCACCCATCTTGACAAGAAATTACAGTTTGATTTTCTTCGCCTTCTTATCAAGCGCAAGAAGCGTTATAATAAGTGGCTTAAAGCTGAAAAGCTAGAAGCGATTGATGTTGTGAAACAATACTATGGGTACAGCACATCTAAAGCCCAAGAATGTGTCACCATCCTTTCGCAGGAGCAGATCAATACATTAAAACAAAAATTAAAAAAAGGTGGATTGAAAGATGGCTGATGACATTTCATTCAATATTGATCTGGTGGGGTACTCCCCGCTTGAGATCACACTAAAGGAAGCAGACGACTTTCTGAAAGTCAAAGAAACTCTGTCACGAATCGGAGTTGCTTCCAAGAGAGACAAAACGCTCTACCAATCTTGCCATATCCTGCACAAGCAGGGCAGGTACTTTATTGTTCACTTCAAAGAACTGTTTGCCCTTGATGGAAAGTTTGCTGATATCACTGACAACGATCTTCAACGCAGAAATGTGATTGCTAAGCTGCTGCAGGACTGGGGCTTAGTAAGCATTCTGAACCAAGATCGTCATAGTGATATGGCACCTCTATCACAAGTCAAAGTGCTATCCTTCAAAGAAAAAGGTGAATGGAACATTCAAACTAAGTACAATCTAGGCAAAAAATCTAACAAAACTGCATAAATAAAATATCCTCGGGATGGGATCTAGGCTGGCATCCTAGTCAAATCTGCCTCTTACGCCTAAAGGGTAAGACAATTCAACTCGCTGAAAAGGAGAAACCAATGAGCGAAACAAAATATAACGCATATGTATGCGAAGTTTGTGGGCATGAGTATGATGAAGCTAAAGAAGCAGTTAAGTGGGAAGACCTTCCACAATTCTGGCTTTGTCCTGAATGTGGTTGCCACAAAGATGAGTATTTCCGAGTTTAATCTTGCTTAAAAAGGAGACTAACATGACATTTCTAAAAGATGTGTTTGGACGCGATATGTTCAAAGATTTCGACAAGTATTTCGTTGGGTTCGATGACCAATACAACCGTATGGCAAAGATGCATGATGACCTCACCAAAGGCATCCCCAACTATCCTCCCTACAATATCAAGAAAGTTTCTGAGGATCGCTACATCATCGAGATGGCTGTAGCAGGTTTCGGAAAATCCGAAATTGATATTGAACTTGCTGAAGGTAAGTTAATTGTCAAGGGAATATCAAAGGAAGATGCTGAGATTGACAACTGGATCTATAAAGGCATCGCCAATCGTAACTTCACTCGCACCTTCCTTCTTAATGACAATCTAGAAGTCAAGGATGCAGAGATGTTCAACGGCATGCTACGAATCTGGCTTGATATGATCATTCCTGAGCACAAGAAGCCCAAGAAGATAGAAGTCAAAGAGTCAGGTACAAGTAAAAAAGAACCCGCTGCCCCCAAGCAGCTTTTGACTGAGTAAAGTTAAAAAGTTCAACAGGGGGCTTGACAGCCCCCAAATTTTTTTGTATGATTGTTTTTTGGAAGCGTGGCAGAGGCAAGAAAGGATGGTATAAAGGTTTTTTTGTGATTCTAGTTGGGAACTGGCTTTTGTAATCTATTGTTTAGAACATAATTTGGACATTAAACGAAATACAGAGAAACGAAAATATATTTGGAATGGGGTAGTTAAAAATTATATTCCAGATTTTATAGTTGAAGGATCATTGACAGAAGTTAAAGGATACAAAACCGAACAATGGTTAGCGAAGCTAGAAGCAAATCCTGATGTAAAAGTTTTGTATGAAAAAGATTTAGAACCTGTGCTCACATATGTTAAACGTAAGTATGGAAAAGACTTTATTTGTCTTTATGAATAACGGAGGGTTATCTGGGCTGGGCCCGGCACCGCCTTGAAAGCGGATGGACTGCGAAAGCGGTTGGAGTTCGATTCTACCAGCCCTCCTCCAATTTAATTAGGGTCCGTGGGTTCGAATCCCACCTCCTCCGCCAAAAAGTTTTCTTGTTGTAAAAATAAGACATCATGTGGTTGACAAGCAACGTAAGTAGATGTAGAATCATTTCTGTTGATTAATTGAACGGTAGGTAGCACTGGTGTGCGGCGGGATCTTATAAGTCCTGGAGATCGGTCAGATGGGCTGAAACGGAAGGGTTCGAATCCCTTACCTACTACCAAATTCAATAAGTCCTCTCTAAGTCGTTGGTGAACTACAACGCCTGAGGCAAATAGAGGGAAAGGCATCAGATAGGATGCTACGCTACGAAGGCGGGGGAGTGGGCCCGTAGCAATGTTCTTTAACAGTTAATTTCTTCGCCCTGGTGGTGGAATGGTAGACACGCATGACTTAGGATCATGTGCTGAAAGGCGTGAGAGTTCGAGTCTCTCCTGGGGCACCAAAGCACAGATGGCAGAGTGGCCCAATGCAAGAGTCTGCAAAACTCTAAAACCGCCAGTTCGAATCTGGCTCTGTGCTCCAAAATATAAATACATAGAAACAAGGGGGTTTCTA